TCAAAATGTTTATTTTTGATTTTTGAAAGTTTATTTAATTGTATCATTTTTTTATATCCTTTTTATTAAGTTAATATAATTACTTTAAATCATAGTATTATAAACAAGTCAAGTATTATTTTAATTATTTTTATAAATTATTATAAAGCTTGATTTAATTGAATTATTTGAATTTATATAGGTAGGTAAAATATATTATATAAGTATCACATTTAAATTATATTTGTTAACTAGATTTAAATTAAATTATTTTATTTTTTTTATTGACTTAATTTTTAAAATATGTTAGCTTGACAGTAAATATATAATAGGGCTTTTATTTGTTTATTTAAAATATGGCAAGATTGTGATATCTATGCAACCCATGGGCAAGTGCCATAGCCCCCTACCGCCACATATATATAACACTCACACAAAATTATCAGATTATAGTGTTAACTAGTTGGGGGTGCGTTACAGGCATAAAAAAACCCCACCGGTTTAAGGGAGGGGCTAAATATTATAAAAAGTATTATAGGGGTGTTATAGCCCCCGGCAGTCTATATATATTATACACCCCTCTGCAGAATTGTCAAGAGAAAAAAAAACTTGACAGATGTTAACTAGAGGTGTATAATAGGAAGTATGAGTTTTTTACAAACAACAGAATCCAACAAAAACAGAAACCTAACTGAGAAGCAAGAAAAGTTTTTAGATGCTTTAAGTGGCGAAGCCCAAGGAGATATAAAAGCGGCACTTCAAGTTGCAGGTTATGAGGACACTAGTTATTATGCTGTTGTCAAAAGTCTCCGACAGGAGATTATCGACACAGCTAATACGATACTAGCCCATTCAGCACCTAAAGCAGCAAAGAAGTTAGTTGAGGTTTTAGAAAGTGATGAACCTATTCCACAAGTTAACGCAAAGCTACAAGCAGCACAGACATTGTTGGATAGAGTTGGTGTTGCTAAAAGAGAAAGTTTAAATGTTAACCACAATCATAGTGGCGGAATTTTTATCCTACCAGATAAGAAAGAAACTATTATAGACGCACAACCAATAGAGGTTGAAGATGACTAAAGTATTTTATTTATTACTATTCCTTAGTACTTCAACAAGTCCGCAGTATTATCAAAAGGGAATGTATTTTACTTCTATAGCAGAATGTGAAATATATAAACCAGTAGCAGTAGAAGTTATGACTAAAGAAGCAGAACAAGCAGGGATTGTTGATGTATTTATTGATGCACAATGTATTGAAGTTAAGGTACAGGAGTTTAAGCCAAGTCTAGGCACATAATGTTAACCAAAAGAAAAACATCTACTATACCATTTGGATACAAAGAATCAGAAGAAAAAGGTTTCCTTGAACCAATACCGGAACAGTTACAAGAATTAGAAGAAACAAAGAAGCACATAATGAATGGTTCACTATCATTAAGAGGTGCGTCTGAGCAACTAGAACATAAAACAGGTCGTAAGATATCTTATGTAGGATTAAAAAAGATAGTTGATAAATCTAAGATAAAAGGATTACTAGATAAAAGGGAAGTATAATGGTTGGCAGACCTAAAGGTTCTAAAGCCCCTAGACATTTGTCTATGGAGACTAAAGCAAAGTTACAAGCTAGAAAAGAATTAAGAGATAAAGAAAAAGAATTAGCTAAACTCGAAAGAAAGATAGCTAAGAAAAGAAATAATTTAAACGACAAGAAAAAAGTTTTAACAAAGGTTGAACTTGCGGTTGACCCAAAGCGACAACAAACTACCAATAAAAATACAGTTCTTACTGAATCAGAGTTTGAGAAAGCACCGAAACAAGTTAGAGACTTTATAAAAGAAAACAAAGAGTCCATAGTCTTTAAACCGAATGATGGACCACAGACAGATTTTTTAGCTGCTGGAGAACAAGATGTTCTCTATGGAGGTGCAGCAGGTGGAGGAAAATCTTATGCAATGTTAGTTGACCCATTGAGGTTCATGCATAGACCTACACACAGAGCATTACTTCTAAGAAGAAGTATGCCAGAGTTAAGAGAATTAATAGATAAATCCAGAGAGTTATATACCAAAGCATTTCCCGGTGCAAAGTTTAGGGAAGTAGAAAAGGTATGGAAGTTTCCTTCTGGGGCTACATTGGAATTTGGATACCTTGATAGAGACGCAGATGTGTACAGATATCAAGGACAAGCTTATAGTTGGATAGGTGTTGATGAATTAACACAATACCCAACAGAGTTTCCACTCCAGTATTTGCAATCACGATTAAGAACAACAGACCCAGAAATAAAACCTTATATTCGGTGTACTGCAAACCCCGGTGGAGTTGGTGGACATTGGGTGAGAAAAAGATATCTCGACCCAAATCCTCCTAACGAACCATTCAAAGGACCAGATGGTCTTACAAGAAAGTTTATTCCTGCACGATTAGAAGATAATCCTTATCTATCAGAAGATGGTCGATATGAAAAAATGTTGGAATCGTTACCTCCGATACAACGAAAACAATTACTAGATGGTAATTGGGATGTAGCAGAAGGTGCAGCATTTGTCGAGTTCAATCCCGAGATACATGTAATACCTCCTTTTAAAATTCCAGTACATTGGACTAAGTATAAAGGTATTGATTATGGCTATGCTGCCGAATCTGCTTGTGTATGGGCAACGATAGACCCAGATGATGATACACTAATTGTCTATAGAGAACTTTATAGAAAAGGTTTGACAGGTGAAGACTTATCTAACATGATAACAGAATATGAAAAGGATGACCACAAAAGTATTCAAGGAGTATTAGATACTGCAGCTTGGAACAAGACAGGTGTGGGAGGACCAACAGTTGGCGAAACATTGGTCCGAGCAGGACATAAGTTGAGACCTGCAGATAAAAATAGAATTCAAGGAAAGATACAGATACACGAGTATCTAAAACAAAACAAGACAACAGGCAGACCAAAACTACAAATGTTTTCTAACTGCGTAAATTTAATAAGAGAACTACAAAGTATTCCTGTTGACCCTAATAAGCCCGAGGATGTAGATACAAAAGCATCAGACCACGCATATGATGCACTTAGATATTTAATTATGTCAAGACCACAAAAGTCTTCAGCTTATAGTCAGATGAGAGAGATTAAAAGATTCACACCATCCGACCCTACCTTTGGTTATTAAAGATGAAAGAGAAACGAACATATGATAATTACAAAGAACATAGTAATGATATATCATATGAAAATGAAGTGAGGATAGAGAGTAACATGTTTTTAGCAAATAATAAAATGAGAGCAAAGATAATAGAAAGTCTGATAGGACACGCAGAAGGACATATTAAAAAACACAAAGCTAACATTGACATATTCTTAGAGAACCCTGCAGGTGTAGCAGAACACCCAGATGTACTTGAGACTATAGAAAAAGAATTAAAGATAATAGCTGAGTATGATGACCAAATTAGTATGTTAAAGAAATACTTCTTGTCCTAATGCCAGTATATACTTTCAAAGATTTAACAACCGGCAAAGAATATGATGAGGTAATGTCTTACGAAGATATGCTGAAACATAAAAAGAAAAAGAATGTTGAGTATGTTTTGAAAGCCCCAAAGATATTTAGATTAAATGATATGGGAGGACCAGAAGACTCATTTAGAGAATGGTGTAGAAATGGCAAAGAAGATTAGTTCGATTATAGTAGGCGATAAAGAATACTTCAAATATCTAATAGTATGGGAAGATATCGTTGGTGATAGTTCGATTACTGATTTTAATGAGTTTTCTAAGATGTCTGTAGCTACAATCAACACCGAAGCTTATATATTTAAGAAGACTGATAAGTATGTATATAGCTTTGCTTCCTACCAAAATGACAATGGTGAGGTATCTTTTGGAGATAGAAATGTATATCCTAGAAGTGTAATTAAGAAAATGATAAGAATCTAATAAAAGACTTGACAATAACCACAAGTAGGTGTATAATAAAGGTATAAGTAATTATGGCAGACTATAAAGACAATCCCGAATCAACTGACGAAAACAAACAAGAAACAGAACAAGAAGCTACAAGACTAGCTTCCTATGTCTATGAAAAGTTTGTCACTTCGGAAAGAGCAAGGCAATCTGATGAAGACAGATGGCTTGAAGCTTTTCATAATTACAGAGGTCAGTATTATAAGAATGTTCGTTTCAGAGAACATGAGAAATCAAGAGTCTTTGTAAAAGTAACTAAGACAAAAGTTTTAGCTGCGTATGGACAATTAGTAGATGTATTGTTTTCTGCTAACAAGTTTCCAATATCAGTAGAAGAAACAAAAGTACCGGAAGGTGTAGCTGAATATGCTCATCTTAATCCTGTAGGAGAGAACCTACAAAACTCTGGACCAAGTATAGAAGGTGGACCAGACCAATCCAAACCATCAATGTCAACAGAGCAAATGTCTTTGGTTGGATTTGAAGGTGATGGTAGAGAGTTACCAAAGGGTGCAACATTTACTGGACTACAAGAAGATAAAGAATTTTTAGGTTCACTTAAAGATGAACTAGGAGACAAAGCTGTTAAAGAAGGTTCTGCTCCATTGCCAGAGATGGCACAAATAAGACCTGCTACTACACTAGCAAGACGAATGGAAAAATTAATCCATGACGAGATTGATGAGTCTAGTGGGTCACAAGAATTAAGAAGTGCAATATTTGAATCTTGTTTATTAGGAACAGGAATTATCAAAGGTCCTTTTACTTTTAATAAAACTTTACACAGATATGTAAAGAATGAAGATGGTACAAGAAGTTATACACCAGAAGAAGTTAAAGTTCCTAGATTAGAATTTGTAAGTGCATGGGATTTTTATCCAGACCCTAATGCAAAGAATATTGAAGAGTGTGAATATGTTGTACATAGACACAAACTAAATAGAAATCAATTAAGAGATTTATTAGATAGACCTTTCTTTGATAAAGAAGAAGTATTAAAAACTTTAGAAGATGGTCCTAACTATCAGAACAGAACATTTGAAACTCAAATTAAAAATGAAGATAACGCAAACAGAAACGAGACAGATAGATTTGAAGTACTAGAGTTCTGGGGTTGCGTAGATAAAAAAGTTTTAGAAGACTCTCAGATTCCTATTCCAGAAGGAATGGATGATGAGAAAGAAATGCAAGTTAATGCATGGGTAACTGAGAATAGAGTTTTAAGAATGGTAGTCAATCCATTTAAACCTTACAGAATACCATACAATGCATTTCCTTATGAGAAGAATCCATATAGTTTCTTTGGTATAGGTGTACCAGAAAATATGATGATGTTTGATAAGTTTAGGCAATTAGCAGATGAACAAACGGGTATTCCTAGTTATTCTCATGGACAAACAGGTGTTCAAAGTATGACAAGAACAGCTTCTGGTATGTCAATGTTATTATCAGCAGCAAACTTAAATATAAAAACTGTCGTAAAAAATTTAGACGATTTCTTATTAAAACCT